CAGGAAAAAAACGTCTCCGCGTCCTCGCCGAGTGGTCCTTCGGCGGGGGCGAGCGCTACTGCGACGCGTGCCAAGCGACCTGCGAAGACTGCCCGGCGCGGCTGAACCAGCCTTCGACATTCGAGGGCTGGCAGGTCTGGGATTTGGTTGGCCGCCTCGGCGGTCAACTACGCGTGCTGCCCGGCGCGGTGATTGGCTGGGACATGTCGACCGCGCTGGCGCTCGGCGACGCGCTGGGCATCCCGTCCGTCGCAATGGCCGAACTGCTGCCCGTGATTGAGGCGGTGATGGTCACCAAACTCAACGAACAGATGGAGCAATCCCATGGCGGAAAAACGGGTTAGCGTCCGCCTTGCAGCGGTCGGCGGAAGGCAGGTGCGCGCCGAGCTGGAAGGCGTTGGCGAGGCCGGATCGCGGGGTTTCGGGCGTTTGTCACGCGAGATGGAAGCGGCGAATGCCCGGATGGCGGCCTTCTCGCGCCGGGTCAAAGTCGCTGCGGCCGCCGCCGTTGTCGCCGCCACTGCTGCTGGCGTGGCGATGGTCCGATCGGGGCTGCAAACGGTCGACGCCCAAGCAAAACTGGCGCAATCGCTCGGCACGACAGTGGCCTCGATCCAGACCCTCGAGCGGGCGGGTGAGTTGGCGGGTGTCTCCATCTCCGGCATCGAACAGGCGACAAAGGATCTGACGCGACGGCTCAGCCAGGCGGCCGCCGGAACCGGCCCAGCCGCTGATGCACTTGACCGACTGGGGCTTTCTGCCACCGAGCTGATCACCCTGCCGCTGGACCAGCGTGTTGGCGCGATCAACGCCGCCATCGAAAGCTTCGTGCCCGCCGCTGAGCGCGCGGCGGTGGCAGGCCAGCTTTTCGGCGAGGAAGGCTCCATCGCCATGTCGCGGATCGACACCGCGACGCTGCGCCAGGCGACCGAGGATGTTCTTGCGTTCGGTGTCGTTGTCTCGGAGCAGGATGCCGACCAGATCGAGCGGACCAATGACGCAATCTCCCGGCTTGGGCTGATCTGGCGCGGGCTTTCAAACCAGTTGGCCGTCGCTGCGGCCCCCGCGCTGGAAGCCGTTGCTGACGCCATGGCGGCAATCGCGAGCCGCACCGGTCCGCTGGGCATAGCTATTCGTGGCCTGTTCGATAACATCGGCCGTCTCACCACCTATGCTGTCACCTTCGCGGGTTTCCTCGCCGGGCGCTGGGTGGCGGGGATGGCGGTCGCCGCACTCTCCGTGCGCGGTCTGGCCACCGCGCTTGTCCTGCTGAGGGGCGCGCTGATCCGCACCGGCATCGGGGCGCTGATCGTGGGCGCGGGCGAGCTGGTCTATCAGTTCACGAAACTTGTTGCAGGCGCAGGTGGCTTTGGGGCCGCGATGGGGCTGATGGGCGATGTTGCCAAGGCCGTCTGGGACGGTATCAAGGCCACCGCCGGATCCTTCACGGATGATTTTCGAGCACTGGGCGCTGATATCGAGCGCATCTGGACCCGGCTGATGGCGTTCCTGTCGACCAAATGGGCGGACTTTCTCGGGAAAATCGGCCCCACCTTCAATGCCGTGGCCGAGGAGATCGGTGTCGATAGCCGGATCGACTGGTTTGGTGCCATGTCCTATGCCTCGATGCTGGAACATGCCGCCAGCAACGCCGGACACAGGGCCGACCGCTATCGCGAGCGCGCCACCGCAACCCGCGCCGGGGCGTTTGACGGGGTCGGCCCGGCCTTGCAGGCGCTGGGCGACGCCATGTCGGGCGGAGACGATACCGGCAGTGATGCGCTGGATCAGGCTACAGCGGCAGCGGAGCGGTTTGAGACGACGCTTGGGGATGCCGGGCGGGCGGCGACGGACGCCGGTGCGGCGGCCGGGGCTGCCGCTGCTGCCGCCGAACCCGATACCGAAGCCGCCGTTTCTGGCTGGCAGGCGGTCACCGCGGCCCTTTCCGATTATGCCAGCAAGGCCCGCGATATCGGCGGGGACATTGGCCAGAGCCTCGTCAGCGCCTTCCAGTCGGCGGAGAACGCAGTTGGCGAGTTCGTGAAGACCGGCAAGCTGAAGTTTGGTGATCTGGTCACCTCACTGATTGCCAATATGGCAAAGCTCGGCGCGCGCAAGTTCATCCTCGGGCCGATCGCCAACGCGCTGGGTGGGGTGCTTGGAGGTGCGGGCGGCGCTGGCGGAATCTTTGCCAACATTCTGCATGCGGGCGGCATGGTCGGAGCGACCGGACCCTCACGGATGGTCCCGGCAATGACATTTGCGACCGCGCCACGCATGCATTCCGGCGGCGTCGCAGGGCTGCGGCATGACGAGGTGCCCGCAATCCTGCAGCGCGGTGAGCGGGTGCTGTCGCGGCGTGAAGCACAGAGCTACGGCGGCGGTGGGGTCAATGTCACCATCATGGCCCGCGACGCCGAAAGCTTTCGGCAATCCCGCACGCAAGTTGCAGCCGACATTGCCCGAGCGGTCTCGCTCGGGCGAAGGGGTATGTGATGGCGTTTCATGATGTCCGGTTTCCCGACAATATCAGCCGCGGGGCGCGCGGTGGGCCGGAACGACGCACGCAGATCGTCGAGCTGGCATCGGGCGACGAGGAACGCAACGCCAGCTGGGCCAATTCGCGACGGCGCTACGATGTCGCCTATGGCATTCGCCGCGCTGACGACCTGGCGGCGGTCGTCGCCTTCTTCGAGGCGCGCAACGGTCGGCTGCATGGCTTCCGGTTCAAGGACTGGGGCGACCACAAATCCTGCCTGCCCTCGGGGACGCCATCGCCGACTGATCAGGGGATCGGGATTGGCGATGGCGCGACGACTGGCTTCCAGCTGGTGAAGCGCTACGCCTCCGGTGCGCAATCCTGGACGCGCGCCATCGCCAAGCCAGTGGTGGGAAGCGTCCGCATCGCGCTTGGCGGGGTGGAGCAGCCCTCCGGCTGGTCGGTCGATACGACCACTGGCCTCGTCACCTTTAGCTCCGCGCCCGGCGCTGGCGTCGCGATCACCGCAGGCTTCGAGTTCGACGTCCCGGTCCGCTTCGACAGCGACGCGCTCGATGTGACGCACGACATCGAACGACTGGGCTCGATCACCTCCATTCCATTGCTGGAACTGCGCCGATGAAAAATATGAACCCTGACCTGCAGGCCCATCTCGACGAGGGCACGACGACGCTGTCCTGGTGCTGGCGGATTGCCCGCGCAGATGGCGTAAGTTTCGGCTTCACCGATCATGATCGGACGCTGAAGTTTGACGGCACTGATTTCGAACCCGAAAGCGGGCTGACGGCCTCCGAGGTCCGGTCTGGTTCCGACCTGTCGGTTGATGCACAGGATGCCGAAGGTGTGCTGACCTCCGACCGGATTTCAGAGACCGACATTCTCGATGGCCGCTGGGACAATGCAGAAGTCGAGGTTTGGCGGGTCAACTGGGCAGACACGGGTCAGCGCGTGCTGATGCGGCGCGGCGCCATCGGCCAGATCCGACGCGGGCGGTTGGCCTTCGTGGCCGAGGTGCGATCGCTCGCGCATGTGTTGGGCCAGACGGTGGGACGAACGTTTCAGGCGACCTGCGATGCGGCACTTGGGGATGCGCGCTGCGGGGTCGATCTCGAGGATCCGGCATTCAAGGGCAACGGCACGGTACTCGATCTCCTGCGCGACCGCGCCTTCACTGCCTCGGGCCTCGGCGGTTTTACCTCCGGCTGGTTCACATTCGGCACGGTCGAATGGACCAGCGGTGCGAATGCCGGGCGGCGTGCGGAAATCATCGCGCATGACGTGAGCGACGGCATTGCGGTGCTGACGCTGCTGGAAGCGCCGGTGCGGTCCTTCGCCGAGGCTGATACGTTCAACATCCGCGCGGGCTGCGACAAGCGCATCGAGACCTGCGCCGCGAAGTTCACAAATACCATCAACTTTCGTGGCTTCCCGCACATCCCCGGCCAGGATGCCGTGCTTCGCTACGCCACAAAGGATGGTGGGCACGAGGGTGGTGTGCTGTGA